TACTGCACTATCGTGAATTAGACAAATTGCTTTATCACCAAAATTATCTAACGACCACATACCAGGTTCTAATACTAAGTCACCTGACGCAGCTTCTCCCCATGCAACAAAGTCTGTAGTATTAGTTACAGTTGCGCCACTACTATGTGCAGCTCTTGTCGTACCTCTAACAGCTCGGGTAATTCCTGTTAGGTCATTACCTGAAACACCTGTATACGATATTTCTTCAGTGCCTACTTTTATGAAATTAGTTCCTGAGTCAGGAAAGTTAGTAGTGCTTGCAAGTGTAATAGATGTTCCTGATCCTCCTGTTCCAAAAGCATTGTCTCCTAACGCTCCATTTAAAGTTGTTGTAATTGCAGAACCGTCTTCTCCACCCCAAGATCCAAGTCCCCATCCAAAACCTTTTTGTTGAACCGCAGATCCAACAGGATAATAATGTTGTACTCTAATACCGCCTGATGTTGTTGCACCAGATCCAGCTTCATTTGATGGCATTGTTATTGTAATTGTTTCTGTTGTAGGAACAGAAGTTACCATAAATTTTTTATTATCAAAATCACTAGCTCCAAAATTAGATCCTGTAATTGTAGTAAAATTATCTAATAAAATAATATCTTGTGGATTAATACCATGACCTGTTGAAAAAGTTATTGTAACAGTTGGTGATCCGTTAGTCGTGGTAAATGCACTTGTAAGCGTTGTTGTAGTTTTAATTGGGTGTATGTCATAAAACACACCTCCAGAGTATGCGTATAAAATTCTGTTTGTACCGATAATAGCGTATCTTCTACCTAAACTATTTACAAAATGATGAAGACCACGACCTGCACCAGTTAACTCATTTTCATTAACGTTACCTAATTGATTCCAACCACCTATTTTTTCAGGTGAGCCATATCTAAATCTAACATTATCACAGTCAGTCCATTGACCTTCTGCTCCAGTCGGTGTTATTTGTTTATTTATACCTGGTTGGAAACCTATTTTTTGTAGCATAGTTCCAGCATTATATACTAGAGGTTTTTATTTTGAAAGCAGAATAACGATCCTTATAAAGGCCTATATTGCCATCTAAAAAATAATTTGCACCTATGATTATGCGATCTTGATCCCCCTCGTGAGGCAATGTTCTATGAGTTAAATCTCCTAAAATAGCTACTATATTTCCTTTTTTAGGTTCTATAATCCAATTAGAAGAATTGTATATGTTATATTCATTAATATCATAATCAAAATTTAAATTTTCTTGTATAGAAGATTTAGTGTTTCCAACTACCAATTTACCATTATTACTTGTAACATAATAAATTAAACTAAAAATAATGTTAGGGTGATTATGAGTATGATGACAGTTTCCTTTTTTAGCTAAACTACTCCAACTACTTGTCATAACAAAATTATTTTTTAAACCTAGAACTTTTTTATGATAATGATCAGATACTTTTTTAAACAATTTATTTAAATTGTTTAATTTTTTATGTTTTAATACATTCATATTTTTAGATAATCTAACATTGTCATCTGATCTGTTTTTATAAGAACATATTTTCTTTAAATTTTCTATTTCATTTGTAGGAATAAAAAAATCTGTGGTATATATTTTAATTGGAATCGCTTTAAAATCTATACTTTCTATATTTGTAATGTTCATTTTATATTGTATTTTTCACCATCTAATGGATCAAATCTATAGTTTTCACACAGAGAGGATTGTATATTATTTAATTGAGATAATATTGAAGTTGGAAGATCTTGTAAAAAACAATTAGTACTATATCTTGTTCCTTTTTTAATTGGTTTTACTTCATGAACCCATTCATAACCAGCGGGAAAAATTAATGCGTCTCCTTTTTTTAATTTAATTTTTTTCTTTCCTCTAAAAAATACAAACTCACCTCCCTTATAATCATCATTTAAATTAAATGTGCATGATCCATATATATGTGGTATGTGATCTATATGTGGGTGTATCCAACCACCAGTTTCATATTTCATTAATCGTAATTTGTGAGAATATAACATGCTATCTTTTTTTAAGATGTGAAACATTTTTAATTTATCTGTATGTTTATGATATAAATTTATTAATTTTTCAATTGCTGAAGACACAAGTTTTTGTTCTTTTGTTGCGTATTCTATATCAATTACGTCAAAAGTTGATTGAACGTTAAGACCTGTTACCGCATGTAAACAATGTTCTTTAACTTTTCTATATTTATTATTTTCGTAATATTTTATTAATAAATTACATTGTTTAGAAGTTAAAAAATTTTTCTTATGTAATATTAGGTTTGCTATATTCACCTTACTCCTTTAAACCAAGAAGGTAATCCTACGTGTTTTCTGTTATCAAAAATGTTTTCTTTTGCTCCAGGTGTTTTAGAATTATTATAGTGTAAAAAAACTTGCACACACTCTGTACCTTTAAATTTATTTCTCCAATGTTCTAAATCACAGCCTCTATAAACTAACATATCTCCTGGATTTAAATCTACTCTAACGCCTTTCTTACCGACTTCTCCAAATGGTTCTAAATATATTGGCCAATCATCACCACCAAGATTCATAGTTGTAGATATCTCACAACTAAATCTATCTTTGTGTTTTTTAAGTTCATCACCTTTTTTATATGTTCTTGCATAAGTATAAGCTGGGTATAATTTTAAACCAGTTGTCTTTTCCATTTTTGGTTGACATTTTAACATTAAAGTTTCCATAGCTATGTCACTATAATTAGAATACGTGTTTGGAATTTGATCATCTTTGCCCTCATAATAACCAAAAGCTTTTTCATAAGGTGAAATGTATTTGTGTTGTAGAAAAGTATCGTACACTTGTTTTTTTATTGTAAAATAATTATACAAATATAAAGCCAAATCTTTACTAATAGCTTGTTTAATAATTTCGTATTTGTTTTTTTTAAACATCTTTAGCCATTTGTTTAGGAACTGCTTGTATATTAAAGTGTATAAATCTAAAAGGTTCTTTCCCATAATCTAAAGAAAACTCATGTTGTAGATATCCAGGAAATAATATTAATGTTCCTGGTTGTGGTAAGTAGTGAACTAAATCATGTCCAGGCCAAATACCTTTTATATCTGGTTTCATATCTAACTTTGTAGCTCTTGCTCCAGTTTTAGGTTCATGAAAAACTGGATAGGAAGTGTGATTGCTACATTTTAAAAAATAAAAACCACAGACATGTTGATTCCAATGTATGTGAGCATTGTGATGACCGCCACCTTTTTTAGCAAACTCTTGTACCCATAATTCTGAAAACATTGTTTGATATTTAGACATATCATATCCATGTTGATCTAAATATTGCCATGATTTTTGTCCAATGTAATCTCTAAAATCAATAAAATTATTGTCTAAAAGAAGTGTCGTAGAATGATAACTAATGCCAAAATCTCCATATTTTTTTATATGTTCTTTATTTCTTTTTTTAGCTTCTGTAATATATTTATTAGAAGAGTGTATTAATGATTTAACAAACTCAGGTTTTTGTTCTACCCAAATAGGTACATTAAAATGGTTATAATTTTTCATACTTTCATTTTTATGTATAAATATTTTTTTTTAAATAGTCAAATAAATTAATTTTATTTTTTGTTTGTTTTATAGCATATTGTTTTTTATCATTTAATTTTTTAATTATAGGTATCCAATCTTTTTTTATATTTTCTATACTTCTATAATTAGTATATATTAAACTAGTTATATCTGTTGGGGACCAATTCATTCCTGCTGCTATACAATGAATACCACTTCTTTCATTAAAATGAAATTTGTGCATTTTATCATAAGCTATAGTCTGAAATCCTACAAGATGGTCTTGTTGTAAATTAATTAATTTATCACACCATTGTTTATTAAAACAATTTTTCCAATACTCAGTATCGTCTCTAACAGATAAAGCATAGTGCATTGCTACAAATTCAGAAAATTGTTTAAAAGTTTTTTTACATCTATAAGTAAAATTATCTTTTTCCCATTGAGTCACTTTACCTCTTCGTAAACTTCTAAGCAAATGCCATAAAAATTCATGAACAGTAAATAATCCATTACTTTCTAAAGGTTCTATAAATCCAGCAGATAAACCAATAGCAACTACATTTTTAACCCATAGTCTATTATGAATACCTACTCTCATTTTTAATTTTTTAAATTCTAAATCTTCTTGACCAAGATGTTTTTTAAATTCTTTTAATGCTGTTTCATCATCTACAAATTTACTTGAATATACATAACCTGTTCCAACTCTAGACCATAAGGGTATATTCCACACCCAACCATTTTCAATAGCTGTGCAGTTTGTATAAGGAACTAGTTCTTTTCTCTTATCCTTATATTTTATTCTTGTAGCCCAAGCAGAATCATTAGGCAACATATCAGCATAAGACTCAAAGGGTTCTTTTAAAGTTTTATCTAGAAGTAAAGATTTAAACCCAGTGCAGTCTATATATAAATCTGCCTTATATTTATTGTTTAATGACTTTATTCCATTCTTATCTTGTTCAATAGATACAATGTCATCAACTATATGTTTTACTTTTTTACAACGATTATCTCTTAACCAAATACCAAACTTTACTGCATCAAAATGAAATGCAGATTCTAAACTTGTATCAAATTTATTTTGATTAACGTGAGCCATTTGTGTTGGAAAAATACAGTCTGCATAATCTGAATTAGGTGTTTTTGGATTAAATAATTTTTTAAACCACCAATCATTTAAAGAAGCAGCGTTTTCTTTAATTTCAGGAGTACCAAAAGGATAATGAAACTGTGATTTTTTTTTATAAAAGTCTGTAAACTTAATTGATAAT